CCAAAGCGCGGACATCGTGGAATTTTCGGTTGAAGCGAACCTGACGACATTCAGCGGCCCGGATGGCGGCGTGGTCATGGCCGCCGCGCGCGCCAGTCTGGACGCCTATATCGCCGCTTCACACCGGCTTGGCCGCGATATTACCCGATCCGGCATCTTTGCCGCGCTGCACGTCGAAGGCGTCCAGAATGTGGAGCTGCTTTCGCCGGCGACCGACATCATCATTGCCCGCGATCAAGCGCCCTGGTGCACGGCCATCGCCGTGAATTACATGGGGACGGGCGAATGACCTGGCCCCGCTTGCTGCCGCCCCGCGCCACGCAGCTTGAACTGGCGCTGGAACAGGTCGCCAATAGCCTGCTCGATTTTCCCACGCCCGTGCGCGACGTGTGGTCGCCCGATGATTGCCCCATCGAACTGTTGCCGTGGCTCGCATGGGGCCTGTCGCTCGACAACTGGTCATCGGACTGGCCGGAAGCCATCAAGCGGGAACGCGTGCGCCGCGCCATCCCGATCGCGCGGCGAAAGGGAACGGCGGAATCGGTCCGCGCGGTCGTGGCCAGCTTCGGCGGATCGGTCGCCATTCGCGAATGGTGGCAGACGGTGCCGAAGGGCGTTCCCCACACCTTCAGCCTTGTCCTGAACCTTGAAAATGACGGCGCGCCCGCTTCGGCCGCCTTTGTCGATCAGGTCATTGCCGAAGTCAGCCGCGCCAAGCCGGTGCGGTCCCACTTCACCTTCACGCAAGGCATCAGCACGCGGGCCGGCATCGGCCTGGTCGCTGCTGTGCGCCCCGCAATTTACGCCCGCCTGTCCTGCACGGCGCCGGCGGCAACCCCAGCCCCCTGAGCGGAGGAACCATGGCCCTTACCATCACCGTCACCGATGCGGGTCGCGCCGCGCTGGTCAATGCTGCGAATAACGGCACCGCACCTGTGACCATTGCACAGGTCGGCCTTTCGGGGACCGCCGTTGTCCCGTCAAAAACCGCGACAGCGTTGCCGGGAGAATTCAAGCGGCTGGGCACGATTTCGGGGGGCGTGGTCGCGGACGACACGATCCATGTCATCGTGCGCGACGAAAGCACCGATGTTTTCGCCGTCCGTAGCCTCGGCCTCTATCTGGGCGACGGCACGCTGTTCGCCATCTATGGGCAGGCCGATGTTCTGGCGGAGAAATCCGGCCAGGCCATGCTGCTGATCGCCGTCGACGTGAAGTTTGAGGATATCGACGCCACCACGTTGACCTTCGGCGACGCCAACTTTCTGAACCCTCCCGCCACGACGGCCACGATGGGCGTCGTGGAACTGTCGACCGGGGCGGAGGCGATCGCGGGGACCAGCTCCACGCGCGTGCCACCGGAAAAGGCCATCAAGGACGCCGTTTTCGCGTGGCTGGACGCGCGTTTCGGCGCGAACAACAGCAGCATCTGGCATCCAGGAAATGACGGCGCGGGCAGCGGTATGGATGCGGACCTGCTCGACGGGCAGCAGGGCAGCTATTATACCAACATTGTGGCGCGTCTCGGCTATGCGCCGTGGGGACCAAACAACGATGGTTCCGGGTCAGGTCTGGACGCCGATCTGCTCGATGGTCAGCATGGCTCCTACTATACCGACATCGCCGCGCGACTGGGTTACTCGCCGCTCAATGCTGCAGGCGACACGATGACGGGTGTGTTCAACATCGACCGTGGGGACAATGCAGGCATCTATCTGAAACAGGCTGGCGTGGATACCTGGCGGATAATTTCAAGCGGTGCAAATCTCGATGTACGGTCGGGCGCAGGCGGCGGTGGCGACGTCAGGATTCGCATTTCCCCCGCCGCGCCGCGCCTTGATCTGACAACCGCCAATTTGATCTGGGCTGGAAATCCTGTTTTCCACATTGGCAATGATGGTTCCGGCTCCGGGATGGATGCTGACCTACTGGATGGCCAGCATGGCAGCTATTATCAGAATCTGGTCAACTCCACCGGCACGCTGCCCAATGCGCGCTTTAGCGGCACCTATGACGGACTGACCGAGCTTTCCTCCGCCCGGCTCCGCTCGGTTGCCACTACGATTGCCACGCTCGATAGCACTGCTCACGGTTTCCAAATCGGGACGGATGGTGGCGGCAATCTTGCCATGAGTCCTGGCCGCATTCAGGCCCGGAATAACGGCGGCACGAACCCCCTGTATCTAAACCATCTGGGTGGAGATGTCCTGATTAACGGTAGTCTGGCCTTCCACGCGGGCAACGATGGTGCCGGATCGGGTCTGGATGCTGACCTTCTCGACGGTCAGCAGGGCAGCTATTATCAGAACCTCGCTAACTCCACGGGAACGCTACCGAATGCGCGCATCAGCGGTGCCTATGACGGCGTAACGACCTTCACGGCCAATGAGGTGCGGATAGTCAATGCCGACTATAAACTGTCCGTGTCGGGCCAGTTGCGACAGATCCAGTTCAGCGCCGGATGCCTCCTCTCCTATTCAACGACATCGTCGCGTTTCATTTTTACCCAGGGCGGCACGGATATTCTCTATCTCGCGGCGAACGGCGATTTGAGTGGGCCGGGAGGCAGCGCCTATGACCGCATCATTTCGTCCAGCATGGGGCAAGATGGATACATCGTTTACGCGAGCGGCCTGAAAATTCTCTGGGGCCGGGTCAACGTCAATCAGGATAGCTACAGCACCGTAACCTATCCGTTCACCTTCGACACAACCCCTTGCCCGGTCTTTCCAACGCTCGACACCATACAGAACAACGCCCAGCAGAACACGCAGTTGGGGACATGGTCGAGCACCGGATTTCAAATCTATCAAGCCGCCGACCGCAACGGCAGCCTACCCTATCATGTGATCGGCAAGTGAAAGGTTCGCCAATGCTATTTTTCAGCCCATCGAGCTGCGGATTTTACGATAGCGCGATCAATGCGACGATTCCGCCGGATGCGGTGGAAGTCACGCCTGCGGAACGGCAAGCGGCGCTGGACGGCCTTGTCCCGGACACGCGGATCGCTGGCGGTCCTGATGGCAAGCCGATCATCATACCGATGGAATTCGACCCGGCGGACCTTCTCGCGCGGCTGCGGTCGGAGCGGGACCGGCGGCTTCGCGCCAGCGATCATACGCAGCTTCCCGACATTCCCATGGATCAACAGGCCCGCGCCACATGGGCCACCTATCGGCAAGCCCTTCGCGATCTTCCCGAAACCACCACGGACCTTGCCGCAGTCGCTTGGCCCGACCCACCCGCAGCATGAAGGAACGAACATGACTGACCTGACCACCAAGATCGGCAAATTCGATGCCGACGCCCGCACCGTGCCTGTAACCTTCACCAGCGGCGACATCGTGCACAAGCGCAGCGTCAATGCCGTGCTGAAGGCCGATGGCGGCTATGACGCCGCCGCCACCAAGGAACGGGTTGCCGAAGTCGCAAATGGCGTGGCGCACAAGATCGCGGTCGGGACGATCGCGGCCGCCCCGCCCGAGGCTGATGACGCGCCGGCGCAGTCGGACTGACAGCGCCCGCATTTGTAGAGGCGGCCTCTACAAATGGAAGGTCGCGCAACCGGATAAAGCCTGCGCCATGGTTGGCCCATGGCGCAGGCTCAGGACAATGAACAGCTGATCGGACAAGCAATTCAGCCGGGGGCCATTGCGTCCGTCGATCATGCCAACGCAACCTGCACCGTCGAAATGGGCGATATCGTCACCGGGGAAATCCCGTGGGTCGCCATGCGCGCCGGCGGCACCCGCTATTGGTCGCCGCCGACCATTGGGGAACAGTGCCTGGTCCTTGCGCCGGAAGGCGATATTGAAAACGGCCTGGTCGTCCTGGGCCTCTATTCCGACGCGTGCCCGCCGCCGTCCAATGACCCGGATGTCACCCATCTAGAATTCCCGGATGGGGCCACGCTTTCCTACAATCACGCCAACCACGCGCTGGCCGCGATCCTGCCCGCTGGCGGCACCGTCGCGATCGAGGCGGACGGCGGCGTTTCGATCAACGGGCCGCTTCAGGTCACCGGCCCCATCACGGCCTCCGAAGACGTCACCGCTGGCGGCATCAGTCTCATGAATCACAAGCACGGCGGTGTGCAGGCTGGCGGTTCTCAGACGGGAGCGCCGGCATGATCGCTGTCCTTCTCTTCATCCTCGGATTCTGGATCGGCACCGCAGCCATGTGGCTGAAGCTTGAATGGCATTTGGGCTGCGCCGCTTCCGGCATGACCTTCCGCAGGCGGGTCTGGCGCGCCGTGACATATCTCCCTTGGTGGATCGTCTCCCTATGGCGTGCATGAACCGCGCAACCGGGGCCGCGCTCGACGGGCTGGCCGACATCCAGCAATCGGTGGCGGACATCCTCTCCACGCCGATCGGCTCATGCGTTGCGCTGCGGGATTATGGCTCTCTGCTGCCCGACCTGATCGACCAACCCATGACGCCCGCCAATATCCTGCGGCTCTATGCCGCGACGGCGGTCGCCATTTCGCGCTG